ATCTGCTTCTATTGGTCTAGGATGGGACGGAGCAACTCACAGAGAGCTTGCAGTTGATACATCTGGACAGCTGAAAACGGTTGCACAGACATCATCTGGGACTGTTTCTGTAAGCAAGGTAACAGTTTCAACTGCAGCCATTAGAGCAACTGTGGCAGGAACTGCTCCAAATGCAGCTAGAAAAAGGTTAATTATTTCTCCATTAAAAACAAATACAGGAGCCATTTTTTTAGGTTCTTCATCGGTAACAACAGCAACTGGTATTGAAATAATAGGTCCAGATAGGCTAGAGTTCTTGCTAGATGCTTCAGATTATTATTTAATTTCAGACACTGCTGGTCAAGAAGTTCGTGTTATGGAGGTTGTATAATGAGAAAATTAATAGCGACATTTTTACTTCTTAGTTTTAATTCATATGCTCTCCCTCCGGTTGCGGTAAACGGAGAGCAGCAAACAAATGCTTATGTTCAAAATATAAAGACACCAAACTCTCAAACAACTTCGTTGGGTGGTATTGATACTAGGATTGAGTCAGGAAATACTAACCTTTTAGTGAACCCAAGTTTTGAACATTCTATAGTAACGACTGGATGGACTATTACAAACGCTACTGGTTCAGCAAACCTTACTGACATGGTTGAAGGGAAAAAGGATTTATCCTTGGCTCTTACGGCTGCAATGACAGTAACTCAAGACTCTACAGTTAACGCTGCAAACTTGGTAGGACTACAAGGTGTAGCTTCTATTAAGATTAAAACATCAGACGTAACAGGATTAAAAGTATGCGTTAGAAATGCTGGAGTAACCTCTACAACCTTATGTGTGGACGTTATAGCTGATGGAACATGGAAGCATGTTATAATCCCTTTTATTATGACAGCTACTTCTAATGGAATAGCTATTACGTCTACTGGGATAACTGGAACGGTTAAGATTGATGATGCCTTTGTTGGTACATCGGATCCTTTTCAAAACGTAAACGGTGAATCTGTTTTTTCTGCAAAAGTGTCAAATGCTGGCGTTGTTTCTGATGAATCAGGCGATTTTGTAAATGGAAATTGTGTTGTTTCAGGAACATCCATTTTTACTTGTACATTTAGTACTTCATTCTTTACAGTTGCACCTAACTGCACGGCACTTATTACGGACTCAAATGCTAGGGTCATTTGGTCTACAACTCAATCGTCCACTCAAGTGGTAATTAACACTGCATTTTCTACTACCGGTGCCTTAAGTGCCCAGGCGTTTTCGCTTATGTGCCAAAAACAAGGCAAGGATATACCTCTTGCATCAAGAATCTATTCTCAATCAAGCCGAGACTATGATTGGACGGCTTATACTCCTACGTTTGGCGCTGGTTTTGGTTCAGTTGCAGCTCCAAACTGCTTCCATCAAAGAAGAGGTCACAATCTAGAGGTTAAATGTTTTCCAACATCTGGAACGACAACAGCTGCTATTGGATCAATTACTCTTCCAACTGGATTAACAATAGATTCAGATATAATTAAAGCAACAAACACAACAGCGGCGGCTGGTCAGCATGTTGGGGAATATCAAGCAGCTGCAGGAGCTGGAAATAACTCATGGATTGTAACAGCACTTGGAACAAGTACTTCTGCAGTTTATGTAGCAGGTACTTTTGCAGGTTCTTCAAGTTTGATTCCAAGCGCAAATATTGGTGGGATACTTGGTAACTCTACATTATTTTCTGTTAAATTTACCGTTCCTATTTCGGGCTGGTTTGATTATGGTGTTATTGTTGGTTCATTTGCAGGTGTTCCATCTGTTCCTGGTGGTTCTGGTTCAATTGATACTTTTAGTGCAAGCTATGGTGCCACTGCAACAACAGCTTGTACGGCACCAAGTACGGCGTGTGCTTATCTTAATCAAATAGGTACTGTTGTTACAAATATCACCCGTGGAGCCAGTGCAGGTATCTATACAATGAATCTTGGTAAAACATATGCTAAGTTAAAGTGCACAGCCACAGTGGCAAACGGAACATCATCCCGACAAGCAAGAGACATGAGATGCGACAGTTGTTCGTCTTTAGTATTTAACACACAAGATTCTGCCTCAACAGCAGCTGATACTCAGGGAACACTTATTTGCCAAGGAACATACTAATGAAACTTTTAGATTTAGCAACTATCTTTAGAACTTTAAACCTATACAGTCACCATGGTCATAATTTGACATGTGGTGAGACATTCTTTCAAGATCATGATTTTTTAAAAGGAGTCTATGAGTTAGCTGACGGTTTTTACGATGATATTATTGAACGTCACATAGGAACAGTTGATGACAAGGTAGATTTGTGCGAAATAATTAAAGATTCTTATGAATTAATAGAGAAAATGTCAAGTGATTATTTAGGAACTACTTTAATTTTATTAGAAGAATCAGCAAAAGCAATTGATGAAATGTGTAAAGGTGGTAAACTTAGTTCTGGAACAGAAAACCTTATTCAGGGTCAAGCTGACCAAATAGAAGTTTTTATCTATAAACTCAAGAGAAGGTTGAAATAAATGAAAAAGGTTACAGCAGAATTGATCTTATCAGCTATAGCCGCTCCCTTTGTTATTTGGTTTTTTTCATTTGTCTTCTCTACATATAAAACAGAAGCAGACGTTCAAAACCAACAAGCAGATATACAAGAGATCAAGTCTGATGTAAAATTTATTAGAAATTATCTATTGGAGAAGAAATAATGGGATTAAGAAACGGATATGGTTCAGCCTCTCTTTTTAAAGGCTTAAACCCAGACGCTACAGACCAAGCATATACATTAGTAATTCCTGAATCTGGAGCTGGACTAGACGCTGGTTCAAATCCTTTTTCTGGATTAGCTGCTCCAGCTGAAAAAGGAGAAAATCCTTATTCAGTTGCAGGAAGAGGCGCAGCTCAGGCTATGAACGCTGGAGGATCATTTGGTCAAACAGCAACTTCTGCTGGTCTTTCTCTTGGTCTTGGCTCTTTAGGGGCTGCCCAAGGTACCGCTCTAGCAGCTGCTGGTCCTGCTGGGCTTGCATTAATGGGTGGTGGTCTTCTTTTATCGGCAGCTGAATCAAGAAGTAAAAGTGAAGCTGATTATGAAAGAAGAAAGATAGAAGAAGAAGAAAAAAGAAAGGCGAATGTTCAAAATGCTTTAAATCAAGCTCTAGGAGCCACTAGACAATTGGGTGTATAATGAGAAGATTAGAGCTATTAATAAATGAAGCTAGATTGTCTACAAATACAACTGACATAGCTTCAGTTTCTACATCATTGTGCCAAGCCTATATGAATAGAATTGGCTCATACATGGAAGATTTGTTATTTTTAGCAAATAGTGAAAACGATTTATTTATATCAGATTTCTTGTTTGACTTAGTTCCTGGTCAGGATGAGTATAGTTTACCATCTAATATTTACGCTAAGTCATCAATAGATAACCTAGCAGTATCATTTTTAAACGGATTGTCTAATACATTTCTTCCTTTGAAAAAGATATCAAGAAAACAACAAGGGTTTACTTTTGGATATTTTATTCGTGAAGATAAGATAGTTTTAAGTCCAAGACCAACATCACCATTAAGAATGAGAATGGCTTATGTTAGAAAACTTCCAACAGTTGCAATCAGAACTGGGCAAGTTGCAAGCACACTTGGACTTACTGTAACCCTTTCAAGCTATCAGGCTGGGTCTTTAGATTCATCTGATTTCTTTTGTGTTGTTGATAAAAACGGAATTATAAAACAAGCTGGACTTGAAATGCAATCAGTTACAGCCCTTGGCGTAATAACAACAAATAGTATTGCTGGAATAACTGTCGGGGACTATGTAGTCTCTGGAAAATATGCAACATCTCACTCTCAATTACCAGATGAGTGTGAAAAATATTTAATTATAGCTTTAGAAAGAATGATTCAATATAGACAGTCATCATCTGATATCAGAATTTCACAATTATTTTCAGAAGAAGAATTGGTTACAATTAAAGAAGTTTTTGCAGATAACTCTTACGACGATGCTAAGCCGCCTGTTACAGAGTTTCAGGAGTGGCTACCATAAATGAGTACAATTAAAGTATTTTCACTTGGTGGGATTGATAAAAAATCAAATGATTTAACAAGAGCAACTGATAAAGCGTCTGACATGGTAAACATGGAGTACGACACTCAGTCTACTCTTAAAAAACGCAATGGCTTTACTGAACAAATAGTAGATGCTGGGTCGGCTGCTAACTTTGATGATATCTTTTATTACAATTCTAAGGATGAGATTATTGGTGTAAACACTGGCGATAGTTCTATAAAAGTATTAAGAAGAAGTGGATCTGACTTTATAACAAAAACGATACCTACTCCCTCAGGAATACCTGTTTGGTCAGTAAATCCTTCTATTTCATATTGCGAAAATCAAAACAACTTATATTTTACTAATACTGACTACTCTACATATGTAATGAAATACGATGGAGATAGTCTAATTAGAGCTGGCTTGCCTACTCCTAGAATATCAGACTCAACAACAAAAATAGATAAATATCCTACATGGGCAGGATCAGCGGGACCTTCATTTTCAAGGGTTTTTTATTCATACAAGGATTTAAACGGAAATATTATGTATTCTCCGTATGTTCAATATGCATATGGAACGTCTTTAACAGATATAACTTTAAATTCTTTTAAAGAAGATCCAAACTGTAATGAAAATGGCTTTTTTTCAAAGTTTTGCTTTGTTCCATCATCAAATTCAATTGGAGGATCAACTTTTACTGCATCTGATGCAACTATTTCTTTGTATGAGCCAGGGATAAGCTCCATTGAAATATTGCAAGCAAATATAACGTCTGGTTTTGGTTTCTCTACCTTAACATCAGGAGATATTTTGTCTTGGGGTGCAACAACAGCAACTGTAGACTCTTCATTTCCAAGCTATGTTGCAGGTGTTTATGTTGGAGATATTTATATTTTAACTAGTTTATATACAGCTGGTCCAACTGGACCTATTACTGGGAGTAAGGCTGCTGCTTTATCCGCAGCAAACAAAACATTAGTAGTCACTAGGCACAATTATGTAGCTGGTGATAAATTTTTAATGGATACAGAAAATAAGTTTCTTTCTATTGATTCAACAGGGCTAAGTTCTTTAATATTAGATGTTGAATCAGTTACAAATGATGTTACAACAGCAAGTTTTACTGCAGTTAGGTCTGGAAATATTTTAACAGTTTTAACAATAGCATCTGGAGCAATTGCAATTGGTTCAAAAATAAATGGAACAGGAGTTACTGCCGATACTTATGTTGTTTCTTTTTTAACTGGTTCTGGTGGGCTTGGAACTTATACAGTTACAACTTCTCAGTCTCTTTCTAGCAGGGCAATGACACAAACGACAAGTTCAATTACATTTACAGCTGATTCTTTTAAATCAAGATCAATATCTCTTCTTTCTGCCCTTCTTGCTTATCCTATAGAATATCCATTAGACATAAGGTGCAAGGTTTTAATTGCTTTCTCTAGTAATGAAACTGATAATTATACTTTAAGTGCCTATGTATTAGACAATTCGTCAATAACAAACACAATAAATGCAGCTGTTCAACAACAAGTTTTTTATGGATACGGAAGACCAAGCACACCAACGCCGCTTGCAGATCTTTACGATTCTGATTATCAGAAATTAATGCCACCAATTTGTAAATACATAACATCGTATGGAAATCAAATTATATACTGCTCAATAAAGTCGTATTTTTCTGGATATGCCAATATAAACACTTTTCCAAATCAAAGAATAGATTTTGCAAATACTTCTCTAATTATATACTCAGATACATCTGTTGGTGATAGCCCTGAAGGTTTCTCTGGCTTTAATCTTATAAAAGTAGGTGAAACTTGGGATGGTGACATTACTGGAGCAAGAAGATGTAATGATGCTTTAATTATATTTAAAAACAGAGGTATTTTTTCTATAGATGGTGATCTTGTTGATAGTCAATTTTCATTGAGAAAAATAAATAGCAATTTCTCGGGATGTACTTCTCATAAGTCTATTATGGATGCAGATGAAGGTACTTACTTTCAATCTCATAATGGTCTTTATTTTACAAATGGTATAAATGCATCAAAAATCTCATATGAAATTGACTCTTTATTTTTATCAGGCACATACCTTAATACAAGATCAGTAAGGCTTAAAAAGAAACAAAAATCATTGTTTTACGTCCCAGATATACTTTCTGGAACATACAAAATAGTAATAATTGATTATTATTATAATCAAATTTATATGTGGAATTCAGCCACTCTTCCGGCTTCTGGAATTATAGAGGATAAAGATGGAAATGTTTATTTCTGTGACGGAGCAAAACTGTTTAAATTTAACGATAGCTATACTGATAATGGTACAGCTATTTCATGTTTATACAGTACAACATGGCACCATGCTGGAGAGCCATCTCTTAATAAGAAATGGCTATCGCTAAGAACGTTTGGATTAACTAGTGACGCCTTTACAGCAACTATTACAACGGAAGGTGATTGGCAAACTGGTACATATTTAACAACAAATTCATCTGTTTATGGGGCAACAACTCAAACTGACTTTAAAATGCTGGATATGCAAACTAAAAAAGCACTAAGAATTAACTTTAGTAATTCAACAAACAATGAGAATATGATACTCACTGGTTATGAATTAACTTACGAGATGTTTAATGTCGTTGATAAAAACTAACTTTGAATTGCCAAGAGGAAGTGACCCTGTAAAACAAGCTCAAAGATTGAGTCAGGACTTATCTAATAATTTTAAGATTGTATTAAAAGAAATAAGCGCTTTAAAAAACAATTCTGCCTCTTCTGTTTCAAAACCATATGGTTTAAGTGGGACTGAATTTTCTAGTTCATTTAGTGTTACTGTTCCATCTGCAGCTGGCACAAGATTCCAAGTATTTACTCTCACGCATGACTTTGGGTCACTGCCAAGTGGTTTTTTGATCACAGATCTAACTTCTTCAAATTCATCTGTATTAACATCTCCAATTATTACTAGAGACTCATGGACAACAACACAAATTACAATTAGAATAGCTATATCAACGTTAGATTTTGCTACATCTAGAACGCAAACCGGAACATTTAAAATATTAGTACTGAGGTAAAAATATGCCAACATCAACAATCCCAGCAAAACCAGTAATAGGACAGCCAAATGGACATGGTGGACTTAATACCATATATGACATTTACGATTGGGAAAAGAATTTTGGAGGCATAATATCAAATGAAGGTCCTGATAATGATATTTTTCAGATTAGTGGGACTCCTGAAGCGCAAGCAGGTGGTAAAGAAGGTCTTGATTTTGCTAGACGTCTTTATGGTCAAGGTCTTGGAGATATAGGTAGAGACGCAGCTGATTACAGTAAAAAAGTTAAAGAAAGATTAGATACAGACTCATCTAAGGCTGATTTGTATAGACAAGGCGCTAATAGAAGAATTGCTCAAAGTGCAAACAGGTTAGGAATGGCTGGTGCTAGTATGGGTGAAGCTCAAGAGCAAGCTTATAGACGATCTAATGCTGAAGCAGCCGCAATGAATCAAGAATATAAAGATAAAGCATTAGCTCTTTATGGTCGTAACATATCAGCAAAACAACAAGGCTTGGCTGGTCAATATATGGCTGGAAAAGGAATTGGAAACGCATCAACTAAGGTAAATGTTCCTGAACCTGACTCTGGGTGTTTCTTGTGTATAATTGCAACAAATATGTTTTTAAACAGAGAAATAAATAAAAATGCATTGTTGGACATATTTAGATTTGGAAGGTCTTTTAATAGGGAAACATTTATAGGTTACATATTAATTGCCAACATATTAATAAAAATAAAAAACGGAATTTTTATAAAAAAAGTTATGGTTCCTGCTTTTATAAGTTATTCTAATAATAAACCAAACATGGTTGCAAACCTTACAATCTTTTTAAGTAAAATTGTTGGTAAAATATATAGCAAAACTAATTTTACTTATCACTTAAGAGTTGTGGATAAATATAGAAAAAATCATGAGATAATGAAAAGGAAAATAAAATGCTAGATAAATTAAAAAAGAAGAAATTACTAGAATCGCTTAAAGAATCTGGATCTAGAGATCCAGCACAGGAACATGACAAAACTTTAAATGATCTTGCTCCTGTACGTTACGGTAAAAAAGAAAAAGAAGAAGAAAATGAGCTTGGACCTGGTTATAGCAGAAAAGAGGTAGATAAAGATTATTATAAAGAAGACATTACTCTTTCAGGTGATCAGCTTGGTAAAATTTCTACAAGAAACCTAAGCGAAGAAGAAGCAGATGAATATGAAGAAGAACTTAAGAAAAAGAAGAAATATGAGTAAGTTGGCTGAATTATATGCGACAATGACTCCTGAAAATGAATCTTTTAAAAAATCTATACCCTGAACTGGAAGTTTAACATGGCAACAATGAAAAGAAAACCAGCACAAGTGGACCCATCAGATGAACAAGTGGATCTATCAGATGCTTTACAGTATGATGATATTGCTGCTTCTGATGAAGCTTTAGGAGCCAGTGGAAACGATCAAGTAAGCCTTGAAGAACTTTCGATTGAAGCACAAAAACCACCAAAACCACCAGTTGAAGGACTTGATGAGAAATCAATCTCGCAAATAACTAGAGCATTTACTGGTGCTAGTCCTGCGCTTATGGGGCTGCTTTTTGGTGGAAGCCCATCAACAGTTGAGAGAGAATTAAAAGAAACTAAAGATTATTATAAGGCTGGGGTTCCTACTAAAACAGTATTAACAAAAGGACCAACCGGAGAGCCTATTTATACTGATATTAGGGATTCAATTGGTCAAGAAGCTTATGAAAGACCATATGCAGAATCCTCCACTGGAAATGGCAAGTGGCTTACCGGAAAAGCGTGGGTAAAAGATGAAAATGGTGTTGAGCAATTAACCGACATTTTAACAAATAACGCCAGCAATGTTGTTATTAACGCCATTACTAAAGAGCCAATTACATCAGCTAGGTCATACATTACTCCAAAAACATATTTAACAGAAGATATTCGTGGACAGAAAAATGTTGGTGTAATCGACCCATCCCTTCGTGGAAAAGCCATGATAAACAAGGAGCCATTGGAAGGTGGTATTGGTGGCTATTATAATGTTAAAACTAAAGGGCAAGCACTAACAATTGAAAAAGGATTTGAAGAAGGGCAAAAGCAGTCTCAAGCACTTGCTACTAGCTTAGTTGATATTAAATCAGCAAAAGATGTTTTAAAGACATCCAGAGACCCAAGAGAGGTTGCACAAGCTATTTATGGAATGGTTAGATCATTAGAAACAAAAGGTGTGTTAACTGATCAAGACTTTTCAATCATAACAGGGTCAAATTTGGAGCCATATCTTAATGAGTTGCAATACAAAATAGAAACCAAAGCTTTTGGAAATGTGGAGTCTCTGAGGAATTCATATTTAAAATTAGCAGACGCAATAGAGAAAAAAACCGCAAACAAACTTGGTGCATTGTCTAAAACATATGCTCCAAGTACTAAGCAAGCACAAGAAGGTTTTAAAAGCGTTACACCTGTTGTAAATAAAGCACAAATTCATCCCGAATCAGATGCGGCTTTAAAATGGGCAAAGTCAAATCCTAAGGATCCAAGATCTAAAAAAATACTTGAAGCACTCGGGGCAAGATAATGAAAAAAAAGTTTAATCCAGATAAGTTTTTATCAGAATATGAATCATTTAATCCAGACAAGTTTTTAAAAGAAACAAATGAAACGGAAATTGAGCTTCCAGAAGATGAAAGCCAAAACTCTCGTTTTGGTGAAATGTCTGAAGAGAATCCCTTAATAAAGGGGGCGTATGCAATTGGAGAAGCGTTAACTCCTGCAGATAAACCAAGATCAGCAATACTTGGACCAGTAATCCAAGCATTAACTCTTGGTAGCCCTATAGAGACTATAAAAAAAGAATATACATCTATTGAGCCAGATGTTGGATCTTCTTTTATGGGTAGAGCTAGAGAGATAGTACAAACTCCATTAATGGACCCATATCAAAAAGATGTCGCTGAGGGTGAAAAGATAAAAGCTGCTGCCAAAATGTGGCTTGAGCAAAAATTCCCAAAAGCGTACAAAGTAGCATCTGAAATGCTTCCATCAGATGCTGCAATGATGCCATTAGATATTTTGTCTTCACAAAAAATTCCGAGTATTCCTGTTGGCAAGTTAACAAGCAAGATATCTGGAAAGCTAGAAGATATGGCTGCTTTAAACAGAGAAAAAGCTTTAATCAATGAGGTTAACCTTACTGGATCAAAAGCTGCTAAAGACATTGATAAATTAAAAACTCAAAAAATAACAAATACAATTCAAAGATATGGTTTAGATGATAAATTATCTAATCCTGTAGAGCTTAAAAACGCTATTTCTGGTGAAACAAGATTAGGTTTTGATGCTCTTGGGAATGAAGTACAGAAAAAGATAAGTCCAGGTATATTAGATCAACTTGGAGATGAATTAAGAGCAGGAAGTGAATTCTTAACAGAAAAACTTGGAAAAGTTGATATAAAAGAAATTGCTGACAAGGCTGCTAATAAGTTAATTGAAAAATTTTCAAATACATCTTCTGGTGTAAAATTTAATTCAGTTGATGCTGAAAAATTAAAACAAGAAATTTATGATATCTTAAAGGTTGGTCAAGGTGAAAACTATAGACCATTTGATTCTTTAATAGATTCAAAAAGAAGTTCTGCTAAATATTATTTTGATTTAAAAAATGATTCTGCAACTCCAACCGTTGCTGGTCCTTCATTGACAAATACCCATAAAGCTATATGGGATGAAATTGATAATTTTATAAATGAAAAAGCATTAAACGATCCAGACCTAAAAGGATTTGCTAATCAAAATTCAGATATATCTGATTTGTTAAGTGCTGAGGAGATGCTTGTTGGATCTAGACAAAGACAACTTATGGCTCCAGGAATGGTTGATATTGCAGCAGGTGCTGGTTTAGGATATGGGCTAGGAAATCTTTTAGGGAAACCTGAATATGGTGCTTTTATAGGTGGTGGTATTGGAGCAATGAGAGGAGCTGCAACTGGAGTTAGAGAAACTATTCCAGGTCGGTTAGCAGGGCTTCAACAGTCTTTGGCAAATAAGGTATCTCCAGTAACTAATATTCCTGTAGCAGGAGCAATCCCTGCTGTATCAACTGGGTTAAGTAGAGACCAAGGTCGAACACCTCAATCGGTGGTTCCGCCAGATATGCTACAAGCACATTTTTTATCAAAAGGTTTAATTGAAAATTTAGCTGATTATGAAATACCTAGATCGGCAAATGAAATTTTAGATAATAAAAGATTGGTTTTGGCTAAGGTGGCTCAAGCCACAAATGATCCTAATACTGTTAATATGCTTGAGGATGCTCTTAATAAACATCCTAATAAGCTTTCAAAATTATTGCCTTTGCTTATTGCTAATCCAGCCACATCTGGTCTTTTTAGAATTAATAAATATGCTTCATGGGTTGATGGTAAAATATTAGATCCTATGGAAGTTCAAAAGGCTTACAAAGAAGTTAACGATAGACAAATAAGCAATACTGAGAAGATAATGTTACAGGATGGATTAAATAAGGATGGTTCTTTTCCTGAGTCATTTTAAAAGGAGTTAATATGGATATTAAAGAAGTACTATTGGATTGTATCGACCTGGAGAAATTAGCAGCTAAATTAATCGAGCTTGGATTAGAGCCTGCTTTGAAGAAAGTTGTAGCTGACTCATCTAACTTAGTTGATGATGCTATTCTTGCAATGGTTTTCCCACCTTTAAAATTAGAACTTCATAAGTTTATTGCTGCTGAAGTTGCAAAGTTAAAGGCTTAATACATGCTACAAAAAATCATATCAGGCTTACTTAACTGGTTTCTTTTATCAGTTATTTTGCCTGGTATGGCTTTCATATGGGATGTAATAAAGCTAAGAAAAGAAAATAAAGAACTAAAGAAAAATATAGAGGATTTAAAGAGTGCAAAATCTAAAAAAGATATTGATACTGCTATTGATAATCTCCCTTAGTTCTTGTAAAGGCGACTTTCCATCTATCAAGCCTCAGGTACGCTGTGTAAGTGTGCTAATGAGCGAAGAGATAATCAATGGGATCCCACATTATTCTGGTTATTGCAGATGTCACTTGTATGAGTGGAGTTCAGCAAGAATAGGAAGAATAGGTGAGTCTGTCGATTATGACCTTCTTAAGTGTAATAAGCTCATAGGCTTTGAACCTGATACATATGTCAATGTTTGGACATGGTGGGAAAGTATTAGGCTTTGGCTAAATAGACAAAAATAAAAAACATAAAATTAAATTATGTACTATACTTAATCATATCCACTCTTATCAAGGAAGATAACCGATGGCTGATTACAGTACAATTCTTGTAATCTCTGATACTCAAGCGCCGTTTCACCACCCAGACACGATCCCATTTTTATCCGAAATTAAGAAACAATTTAAACCAACTTTCGTATTACACATTGGGGATCTTGGAGATTTCCATAGCCTCAATTTCCATGGTGTAAATCCCAACCTGCCATCCGCTCACGAAGAGCTAGTCCAACTTAGGGGCTTTGTTAAGAATTTGGCAAAGCTCTTTCCTTGTATGACAATAGTAGATAGTAATCACGATGCTTTACCTAAACGTAAAGCTCACTCAGTAGGAATACCGGATGCTATGCTTAAGGATGAGCGTGGAATATTGCAAGCTCCTTTAACATGGAAGTTTTTAACGGAGCTTGTTTTAAAATTACCTAACGGAATACGCTGTAAATTTAAACATAATTATGGCTCCAACTTATTACTAGATTCTATCAAGCAAGGAATGTCTGTTGTATGCGGACATCTACATAGCAAGTCATCTATTCAATGGTGGCAGAATGACAGTGGAATGAACTTCGCCGTACAAACTGGGTGCCTTATTAACGATCTTCATCCTGCTTTTAACTATAATAAGAATCAGTCAATGCGACCTGTTTTAAGTGCTACTGTTATTAGGGGTGGAGTACCTATTAACATTCCTATGTATGTCAATAAAAAAAATGAATGGATGGGGTTTATATGAAAGTTCCTAAGGTTTTAAATATATTTGGTGCTAAGATAAAACTAGTTATATGTGAGATTGGATTTGGCATTGCTGGACAGTATGAGCCAGCTAAGAAATTAATAACAATAAGCCCTAACCACGAGACAGATAATGAGTTTATACATAGCGTACTACACGAGTGCGGGCACGCACTGTTCTATAGAGTATCCATTAATCAAGCTGTCTCATATGAGACGCATGAATTCATCGTTAATAATTATGCGACTATGTTGCTTGAGAACTTCGACGTTAAATTAAAAGTAAAAAAATGATATGGCTTCTATATTTACTAATTTCAAATTCCAACTGCACTGAAGTTTATGTATGCAGTTGGAGTAATGAGAAATACAGTTGTGATTTGATATCTAGTCCTGACGTAGAAATAGTTCCCTTTCAGCCTTACGTCGATTTAGAAGACCCCTTGACGTTACCTTCATACCAAAAAGGTTACGATACTTACAATAAAGAAGAAGTGAGTCAGCCATCCCTTTCTGATCTTTGGCTATAAGTGCTGATCCAAATGACCTGTCAGATTTAAGTACTCCAGCACCAGTATTATAAATAAAGCTTGATACGGCATCAAATTGATTCTGAGTAAAAGATACATTGTATTTAGCAATTACCCTATCTAGCTCACCACACTTCTCAATAACTTCAAATCTAAGCCAGTTATTAGCCTGTTCCTGGGTGCAAACATCACCCTTCTTTACCTTTTCACCGTTAGGGTATTTAATTGTCCCATAACCGATTGTCCATAGTTTAGCTTGGCACTGGTAAGCTTTCAGAAACAATCCCTCAAAAGACTCTATTAACTTTAATCCATTATCAGATATTTTCACTTAGCACCTCACATATAAAGTAGTGTCACATTCATAATGACAGTCAGTAGTTTTATTACAAAATTCACATCGCCTATTTCCAGTAGAGATAAATTTTCTATCACACATAAGGCATTTTCTTTTTACCTCTGGATCCTTCTTATTCTCTCTATGACCTATATACTTATAAGTCGTATTCCTTATGTAAAAATGTCTTTTACATAATCCTATCTTAACAACCTCTTGATCACACCCTGTCTTTTTACAAATCATATATCTTCCACCGTTATGTCATATATCTCAGAAAGGATAAACTGCATGGCATTGCTGTCTTTTGTAGCCTTACAGTTAATATATATATCTCCTTCTGGATTTATAGTTAAATAATCCATTGCCATATATTTTCTTCTCTTCTCAATATAGCTTAGCTCTTTACTTGGAACAGCGTCCTTAACCTTTAATTTCTTTAGCTCTTCATATAGCTTTACTGTAGCCTCTATATCAGGAAGCGCACTATGAGCATTATTAAGTTCTATGTCGAAATAATTACATAGCTTCTTAAGGGAAAATCCTTCTGGTTTATTTCTTTTATTTTTAAATAAAGCCTTAGCCATTTCCATAGTACAAATATGCTTAACTCTAAACCTAGTAACAAATGCACCATAGTTAGCAGTTCTACAAAATAGCTGATAAATTTTTTCTTTATCAAACTTTGCATTATGAGCAACTATTGTAAACACCTTCTCATGACTGTCAATCCAATCAATGAATCCATCAACAGTGCTCTTGATCGGATAATCGTTAAGCTTTCTAACGTCTATACCGTTAACCTCAAAAGCCTTGGGATCCATTGTGGCATTTATGTGAGGGGCTACATAAGACTGATAGTGAGGTAAATATTCGCCGTCTACATAAGGGATAGCAGCAATCTCTACAACTGCTGCATTATCTCCAAAGCCGCTCGTCTCTACGTCAATGAATAGAAAACTAGACATCTAACCAACTCGACGAAGATACCCCATTTAATCTATCAATCTTAGCCGCAAGTAACTCCCATACTGGTATTAACTCCATTAGGGATTCATTGCTCATTGGAAACTTTCCTTCTACTTGCATTTCAAATGATAGCTTCATTAAACCAAATAACAGTGAGGCTTCTCGTTTACTCATCTGCAGGTCCACCGATAATGTCTTCCCAACAATCGGTTCTGTAGTCGCAGAGCTTACAGTTGAAGTTGGACTTGTGTCCGTACTTTCTACCAGGTCTTTCTTTTTCTTTGCCAATTTCTAATCCTCTGTTAATAGCCCAATTGTGTTCAATTGGATCATAGTTAATATATTCAACATGTATGTCGCAATCATTCTTACTGATACCCATAAATAAACATTTACTAAGCTCTAGTTCACCCATGTATATCTGGACTTGAGTATAGTACTTAGGATCAGATTCTTTTACTCCTGCTTTTTTAAAAGTATCAAATCTTTTTTGGTTAAATGTTTTAAACTCAATTAGAGCAGGTCCATCAGGAAGCTCTATTACCCCATCTATGTGACCTGCTATAATATCTTTTGTAAATCCAAATTGCTCATTATTTTCGTCGTGTGTGTGAAGGACCAGCCCTGCGCTTCTAATGTATTTAATCATTACCTCTTCAAGGTTATGACCTAAATGAAATATTCTATGAACTCTAGGATTTTGAACTTGCTTTGGATGTTTATAGGAATACCAAAGCTTTGCATCACATGGTTCGCCAAGACCAGATGCACCTAGGTATGAACGTGGGGTTTGTTCCCCCACGTCTTTCATAATAGCTTTATCAATTAGATCTACAATATCCATTACTTTTTATCCCATGGATTTTTTCTCTTCTCAGCTGTAGGAGCTGTAGCTTTTACTGGTACACTAGCAGCTTCTGCAAGTCTCCAAGGTCCTTTAGTTTGATAATATACTTTATCATTATAAGGGCGTTGCTCAAGATTTACAGTGAATAACTTGTTAGTCTTGATTGATTGAATTGAGATGTCGTCTTGTACGCCAAGTAGAGATGCAATCTGACTGATCTGTTCTCTTGCAATTCTTTGAGCTACTTCACTTGCGTTCTCTACGTTCCAAGATAAGAAGAATGTTCTGTTGGTAGCTGGGATTTTCATCTTAGCTGACCACTGTACGCCACCTGATTGTGTTGGCTTCTCTTCTAATTCTGCAAATTGCACTTGATATTCACCTGGTGCAATTGGTGCAAATTCTGTTGTTTGTTCTGATACTACTGGCTTAAATGAAAATGACATATTATTCTCCAAGGATTTTGGCGATTAGTTCGCCTATGTTTGCTTCTTCGTAACTATCTAATTTACCCGATCTATCTTTAGCTAATCTTGACTCTGAGTTATCAGTAATGAATTTTCTAACTGATTCTCCCTTGTCATCTTTAAAGTTCTTCATGTGAATACAGATATCAAACCATGCCTTTAAGTCAGCTTTAATTGCAGAACCTGGGATATTGAACTCTTCTATTAGCTCAACGCCATTCTTAGCTAGATCATCTAGACATGTGAAGACTACTGAATATTCTGTTAGGTCTCTAAATGACTTGATGATCTTAGTAGACATCTCGTTATATGTTCCATACATCTTTAAAGTCATCTTAGGATCAGCATACTTAGGATCTTCTTTAAGCTCAGTAAGAACGATTTCTAAGATCTCAGTCAATGAATCAATAAAGATATAATCAAAGTCAGCCTTAGACTTTGCAAGGTAGCTGTAGACCTCTAGTAGGTCCTCTGTTGATTTAATTTCCTTAACAGCATAGTTTGTACCTTGTAGGCATAGCAACCCAGCCTCAGCTGAAATGATCAGCGTACGATCTTCTGGTAGGTAACGACATTGTGATGTCTTACCAACTCCTGACTGTCCTGTTAAGAGTATTGCTACTCGACTTGATGATACGTCTTTTGTGCTTTTAAATTTCATTTGATTCTCCATATTTTTTCATACTTATATTCGCCCATCTTGACTTTTCCAGTCCATTCTAAATTTTCCATTTTTGAAGGTATTTTATTAATATGAACAAAAAATCTCCAACCAAGTTTTCTTAACATATGATCGGGAGTTTTATCCCAGATATTATTTATAACATCGTTAATAGAAGCCTCACCACCCATCTCTTTTATCTCTAGACTTATCTTAGCCTCTCGGTAAGCATTGAACTCATCTTTAGTCATTTCGTACCACCTTAAAACTTGGTTTATTAGGACTAATTGTTATTGCTTCGTCTACATAACTTCTTTGGCTTACTACTAAATTCTTATACTGAGACTTATCATATTCATATTTTAATCTAAACAGTTCCGGTCTATCAGCTGCAAGCTTCTGATCAACCTTAACACTATCAACATGATTAATAGTTACCTTGTACTCTCCAGCTTCAAATGTCTTTCCACCCTTAGGATTAAGATTGCCAGCAGCTTCCGCTTCCAACCAGATCTCAGCCTCAATCGCATGTAGCTTCTCAGTCAAATGCTTAATACCTTCTTTTAAATCTAACCACGCACCATACTTGTTCATATTTTTCTCCTTTTGTTTTTATATATTATGTGCTAACGTTTTATCTGTCAACAATTTATTCTAGGAATTTTTTATGTCTATTGCTGAGTACTTACAAGAAACTGGTTTAACTTTAAGAGTCCTTGGTGAAATGTGTAATGTTCACTACTCTACAATTTACAGGTTATCACTACCATCAAAACATAAATCTTCTAGAAACAAAATATCTCTTGATATCGCTCAAAAGATAGTTAGCGGAACAGATGGACATGTCACTTTGAAGGACTTACTTGAAAAGAAGTAGGTACTACTGTTATCTTATCCATCATATGAAAAACCTCTGAGTATTTCTTTTTTAACTGAATAAAAACCCAATTAACATGTAGCTTTTTAGTTTTCCTTACCCATTCTAATTTATAATAATCAGCTCTCATCATTTTAAATAAATGATCTTGTCTATCCTCTTCACTCTCAAAATATTCAATCAACTTACCATCAGAAGATTTTACTTCTCTTAGCTTCTTAGGCTTCTCCCACCCACACTCTGGACATTGAGTATGTTCTTCTGGATCAAATATATAAAAACATTCCTCGCAAGTACAAACTCTCTGATCCATTACTCTTGGTTTCTTTTTACTAGGCTTCTCCAGTGAAATATCTCTTATACGATATGGAGTCCCATGCCTAAATACGTTGCCAGCATTATCAAGAATAATGCAATTATGTTTATCAGGACTAGAGCGCAGTCCTCGTCCGACAGCTTGAAGGTACCAAGTGAGAGACCATGTAGGTCTAGCAAGTATAATACAACTGACAACAGGGCAATCCCACCCCACACTAAAGATATCAACATTACATATAATTTTAACTTTTCCACTAATAAGATCAATCTTCGCTTCCTTGCGTTCCTTATCGGTTGAATTTGCATCACAATGGATAGCTGGTATACCAACATCGTTAAATGCTTGCTTCAATTGTAGCGAATGTTCAACGGAAACTGCAAAGCAAATCGTAGGTCTATCTTGTCCATAACTAATATAGTCTTGAATAACATTACCAACTACAGCAGAACTTGTGACAACAGATTCTAGTTGCTTCTTCTCAAAATCTCCTGCCTTAATCTTTACTGCTGATACATCTATAATATGTGGACAGTATATTTTCTCTGGTACTAAATGCCCTTGGTCTCTTAACTCATAGCCTTCTACCGGATGTACATAAGAATGGTAACTAGACATATCGTTGAATGGTGTACCAGTCATTCCTACAATAAAAGCATTAGGATATATACTAAATATTTCACTGTAATCCTTGTGGGCTTCGTCTAAAAAGATAAGAGGTTCTTTATCAGTGAATGGGTAATTCTTTCTGCTTTTTAACGTGTCAACTGAGCAAACTTGGATCAGCTTTTTTTGATCATATCTCCAATGTCCTGCCATGTTTATTGAGTGAGCAATACTGTATTTATCTAGAGTTTCACTTGCGTTCTTTACAAGTTCACGCCCTCTTACGATAAAAATAACTGGATAATCATATTCAACAGCTCTGTTGATTAGCCAAGTTGCTATGGTTGTTTTCCCTGCGCCCATGATTGCCCATAGGATAACATTTCTATTACCCTTTCTAAACTCATCATCGAGTTGAGCTATTGCAAGCTCTTGATAATTTCTAAGCTTTACTTGCATAACTTCTCATCATTGGATTTATTTTTACAATCTTAGAGTTAGCTTTCATTTCAATAAGAGAAATATAACCATGATTCTCAAGGATCTTTAAATATCTAGTAAACTGATCCATACTCCTAAAGATACCACGGCACTCAAATTGCCATTTAGAAGCTGTCTCCCCATCAATCAACATCCCTGTTTCAATTCTTTCAATAATTCTAGTTATTGCATTATAATCATCGTCATTCTTACCAACATTGAATTGATGTATTATACTGTTTCCTTCATACTCAAGCCATATCATGGCATACTTTATAGCATCAATACCAATATCAATACATCTTCCGTTCGATAAAAACCATTCTGCAAGTAAAGCGTATTTACACAACCTACCTTGATGTTTAGCCAGGAAAGATCCTACTGGTTTACCGAAATATCTATCTGCTTTTAACTCCAGAACTCTTAAACATTCATCATAAAACTTCAAAGCATTATCGTTTATATGGATTTCCCTAGGGTGCAATAAGTGACCATGCTCAAATAAATCATATTCTTTCTTAAAGTCCATAACGTTGAAGTCGCCAATACGATCAAGTGTAGGTCGCCCCATATTTATAAATATATATCTCTGCCAAAATCCATCATTCTCACACATGCGTGGATTGTGAATATCATCTACTTTTACCTTGAAAACATCAGGTTGAAGTGTACTTAATACTGAGGCATAACACTGCTCTATATGATCAGTACCTCTTGAAAGTGTTGATGATGTATAAGAACTATCACCATTGAGAGCTTCCATCATATAAGTTCTAAACTCTTCATTACCTTTCTTTTGCATAATAGATAAATAGGTTTGAAACTCATCGGCTTTAAAAAATAAACCGTTCTTATGATTGTCAGAATGATCTTTAATAATCTTTTGAACAGTAGCTGAGTGATAAAGCCATACTGTTGGTTTTATGACCTTACATAGT